GTCTGCCCCTCCGCTTCGGGCGTGCGCACCTGGCCGATGCTCGTACCCTTCTGCCCGCCGCGCGCCACGATGCTCACCTCGTTCACCTCCACCACGTCATCCATGATGCCGACAACCCTCGCCCCGCCCGGCAACTCCTGCCCAGGGTAGTACGGGCTTTCGTCCATCGGCTTGCCATCGATGCTGTTCGTGAACGAGAGCATCCACCACGACAGCGAGCACTCGCGCCAGATGCGCAGCGAGAACTTGCGCGCCATCGAGTCGCCCTCTTCCGTGCCGCGCTCCCAGTAGATCCACGCGAAGTCCTGCGTAACGCCACCGACAACCTCCTGCCCGGCGTCGAATACGCGCGCCACCGGGAGATCGTCGGAGTCAAACTGGTTATGGTTGCGCATGATGTTCGCACCCAGCATGAGCCCTATGATCTGGTCGAGGGCGCGCTGGGTGAACTGCGTTGAGTAGTGGTCAACCTGGTCGTTACACACGACCATGCGCGCGATGTACACGTTGTCGGCCGTCGCGGCACCGTTGGCAAGTTCGGGGCGGTTGATGAGCGCGAGCGTGCCCTCGTCCAGTGCGCGAGCGCCGCTGAACTCCAGTTGCGCGCGGAATGGTTCCGACAGAATACGCTTGGCGTTCATCGTTGCCCCCGGATCGGCTGCTTCGTCTTCCAGTCCCACATGACCGAGCAGTTGGTGCAATGGGCGCGGTCGCAAGACGGTTCCACGGTCACGGTAGCCCCACAGTTGGGGCACTTGAGTTCGACCCGTTGCTCCTGCGCGCCCATGCACCTTCCACTCGATACGGTGAGGCGCGCGAACGGCCCCACGCGCTGTGACACGGTGACGTTCATGCCGTCACCTTCCCGCCCAGCAACCGCGCGAGCGTCTTCTCGAACTGCCGACGCGCACGCGCCTTCTCGTTCACCACGGGGATCTCAGTGCAACGGCACTGGATGACTTCTTCAGGCGGGCCACCGGGATCGCCAGGGAACGCGAGCGAAGCGCCGCCCACGCTGTACGCCTGCCCAATGGACACGCGCTGCCCATCCGCCTCCGCATGGCTCTCGCGCACCGCCGTGTCGCGCGAGGACAGCCACTCCGTCTGCTCCACCACGCCGCTCTGCTCCCATGCGTCCTTCGTGGCGAAGTTGTACGCGCTCACCGTTTCCGTGCGCGCAATCGTCACCGCCCGCGCCTGCCCGAACTCCGGCATCACGCGGATGCGCTCAACGATCTGGCCCAGCGACTCGTTCGCCGCCAAGCCCTCGCTGATCTGCTTGCGCACCGCCTCGCGCGTGGTGGCCTCGGTGAGCGCGAGGCTGCGCTGCGCCTGGCGCGTCACGAACGCCGCCGCACGGGCGCTGTTCAGGTCAAGCTGTAGCTCCAGCGCGAGGTCGGCCAGCGCCTCCTCGCCCCGGTCGCGCACCAACTGCGCGAGCAAGCGCGCGAGCGCCTTCTCGTCGTCCGGGTCGGGCGCTGTGATCTCGTCCACGTCGAGGGCGCGCTTGGACGATTGCCCGTTGAGCAGTTGCGTATTCGACTGCGCCTCCAGCCGCGAGATGATGCGCGACTGCTGCGTGTTGAGGATGTCCCCATATAGCCGCGCGACCTTGCGCTCGTAGCGCGAAAGGTTGGCGCTCGCCTTCTTCCGGCGTGTCTCGCGCACCTCGTCGCCGTCGATCATGCGCACGCGCGCCTCGTCCTTCTTGACCGGCGCCGTCTTGGGCTCCGCCGCAGGCGTGGGCTCCTCGCCCTTGGGCGGCGCACCAAAAGCGCCCAGCGGGTCAACCTTCTCCGCCAGTTCGTCCGCCTCCGGCTCCTCGCGCGCGGGCTGCCCGTACATCTTGCGCAACTCATTCACGCTGAACACCGCCACACCGCCAGCGAGCGAGACAACCTGCTGCGCCGAGTTGACGAGCGGCAGGAACAACTCCTGCACGCTGGAGAGGTCTGTGCGCGCACGCACGCCCACCTCACCGAACATCGGCACCAGTCGCTCCGTCAGCACCGCATCGCGCAACGCTACCTGCGGCATGATCGTGTTGCGGATGTAGATGCTCCGATCCGCTGCCGCTGCGCCCGCCGCACCGCCGAGGCCCGTGCTGTCCTTGATCCCGACCATCCACGGCGGCACGCCCAGGGCGCGGCAGATGTCCATGTCCGAGAGGTTCGCCTGCTCGATCAGGTTCATTTCCTTCGGCGTCAGGCCCATGCGGTCCCACTTGACGGCCGAGAGGATCTTCGGGCGAAAAGCGTTCTTGATCCCGTTGAACAGGCGCATGATCTGCGACTGGAGGCGCTTCTGGTCGGGCTCGGGCAACACGCCGCCCGACGCCTGCCCATCCGGGCCGATCACGCTGAAGTAGCCCGCCGGGACGCCACCGCCACGCGTGAACAGACCCATGAGGCGCCCGATGTCGTAGCGCGTCGAATACTGCTCCTCCACGCACTCAAGGTCGCTCGCGCCGTAGGGCTCGAAGTCGGGATTGTAGTTGCGGAAGTGCACCATCCACTTCGCGTCAATCGTCTCCAGGCGCCCGCCACGGTTGAACAGGTACGCCGCCTCGCTGCGGCGCTTGCCGGGGATGACCTGCGTAAGCTGCGGGTGCGCCAGGTACAACTCATGCACCCGCTTGGTGCCGAACGTCTCGGCCACAAGGTAGGCGTTGCCGCTGCCCTTGAGGTGCGCATGGAGGTCGCGCACAAGCTCGTAGCTGGTCTGCTCGTCGTTCGCCTTGGCCCACACGTCCACGATGTTGCCAGCCGTGCGCTTCACGGGCTCCCAGTCGGCGCCCTTCTCGCGCTCGAAGACGATGGGCAACTGCGCAAGGTCTTCCGCAATGCGCATCACGCAGGCGTGTACCGTCACAACGCGCCGCACCGCCTTGGGGTAGTCGAACGCCAGGCGGTCAAGCTGGTAGGGGCGGAACAGGTACGAGTCCGGCCAGCCGGGCGCGTTGCCACCCTGCACATCGGGGAAGCCGAACAGGCGAGCGAGGTGCTGGCGGGCGTTCACTTGAGCCTCGGCGTGGGCGGCGGCGCAGGCGTAGGCCCACTGGGCGGCGCGTCGGGCTGGAGCCGCGCCCCGTTCACACAGGGCAACGCCACGATGACGACAGCGGCCATGCCGCACAGGAACCCGACCGAGAACCAAGCGAGTTCAATCACTCGACCACCTCGCCCTTTTCGTTCGTGAGCTTCACCTCGATGCCGATGCCCGTCATTTCCAGTTCGCCATCGCACCCGCCGCATACCCAGGTGCGCACATCGGCATCGCCCGTCTTCCACACGCGCACCGTCATCCGGCCGCAGCATGTGCAGTTCGTGAGCATCGAGAGCGCGTACAGGTGCACGGCCACGGTGGCGACGTGAAGACGCTTCACGGCTGCACCCGAGAAGGCTGCGGGTCGGGGTCGGCGCTGTCCCAATCGATGATCGGACCAGCGGCTTCCAGTTCGGCAATGGCCCTATCCAAGTCCTTCAGGACCGAGGGACGCAGCATCTCGCCCGCGACGTTGATGGGCGTGCTTTCGGTGATTACCCCACGCGCACCTTCGAGCAGGATCAGCAACTCGGCCCTTGTCACCCGATCACCTGCGGCCTTGGCGCCGAAGCGAGCGTGTGGAACAGGTAGCGCAACGCCGCGAGCCCGTGATTGTTGCTGTCTATCGGCAGATCCCTCGGCCCCTGCGCTGCGCCCGTGTTCCTGTCCTTCTGCCAGCGGTAGCCGGGGAACTCCTCGGCCGTGCATGTGGGCGGCTTGTTCGCCAGTGCGGCCAGGGCCGGGTCGCGCTCCACCAGTGCTCCCCGCACCAGACGGATACGCGGCCCGCCCAAGCCATTGCGCAGCAAGTGCCGCACCGTCTCGATCCCGGCGAGGATGTCGTTGCTGCCCGCAATGGTGCTGATGCCGTGGCGCGCAAGCGTCATGCGCTGGTCGGGGCCAGCGGGGTCGCTCACGCCCATGCGCACATACAGGCTGCCCAGGTACGCATCCAGTTCGCGCCCCGCACCCTCGGCCCGCGCGCACGCCTGCAAGGTCGCAAGCTCGTCGGCCTCAAGCTGCGCCGCGTGCCGCGCGTGGTCTTCCGTGATCCGCCCCGTGCGGTAAATCTCGCGGTACATGAAGTAGGCGCCATCGGGCGACTCGGCCCACCACTGGAGGCAGAAGGGATTGGTCAGCCCGAAGTCAGCCGCACGGTAGCGCGGCCAGGTGGGCGGGGGATACCCACCCCAGCGCGCCCACTCGGGCGGGGGCTCGACCACATGCAGGCCGTTCGCCCACAGGTCGCCGTACACGCTGCCCTCGAACGCTGCCCAGATGCCGAGGCGCAGGCGCAGGCGCCAGACGCCATCCATGCCGTCCAGCCGCGCCTGGCTCTCGGCCGAAAGGAACTCCATCAGGTCGTCGGGCTGCACATGCGCCACGCGCGCGAACACGCGCCCGGTGTCGTCCGTGCGCACGCCGTCGCCATCGTCGGGACGGTATCGCTTGTAAGCCCAATGCTCGGGGTTCTCGGGGTTGAACAGCAACATGGTCTGGTGCCAGGGCATACCGACCTGCATCTGGCACGAGTTGAAGATCACAAACTGCTCGTAGCTCAACTGCTCGGCCTGATCCACGGCGCCGAACCCGTAGCGGCCACCAAGCGCACGGCCGGGACGGTCGAGGCCGAAGAAGATGATCTCCGAGCCGTTGGGCAGGAACAGCGTGCTCTTGCCCTCGCGCCAGCACTCGGCCCACACCGCCTGCGGGCAGATCTCCGAGCGCATGGTCAGGAGCGTGGTGGACTCCATCGACGCGCGCTCCTCACGGCACACGGCCACCCTGGCGCCTGGGTAGTACGCGCCATAGAGCAGCGCCTTGGCGCAGGCGATCCACGACTTGCCACCGAAGCGGCGTCCGCTGTAGCAGAACTCGGGCTCCAACGAGCGAAGCGCAACGGACTGCGCATCCGTGCGCGGTTCAATCGTGAGGCTTGAACCTTCGCTAGTTGACGGCGGCAGCGCCGTCGCCATCGTGGCGATCATCGCCCACGCCCACAGCCACCGGCCACCCAATCGGACCCCGCGCGTCGTTGATGGTGATTGCGAATCCACCCGGTTGCGTGATCTCTGCTTCGCTGCGCCTGGGCAGGAACCCGCGATCCGCTGCGTAGTTCATGGCCCAGGTGAAGTCGGCGCTTCCCGACACAAGGTACCGCCCGCCGTCCTCGCCACCCGCGTAAACCGCCGGACCGGACTTGATGATCTTCTCCACCCAGTCCAAGCCATCCGAGAGAAGCGCCCGCGTCATGCGCTCCTTACCAGTGCGTACCTTCTCGCGCATGTCGTCGGTGATCTTCGGCTTGGCCATGAGGCCATTCACAGAGCCAGCAGCAACGCGCGCAGGACTGCCGGGCGACTTGTCCTTGTCGCCCTTCCTGCGCCCGCTGCCAGTTCCGCCCATCGTGTGCGTCCTTGCGTTGAGGTTGCGCGCGTCGGGGAGCCGATCCCCCGCAAGCCAGCCGCGAGAGGGGCAGCAAAGCGCCGCGCGCGACGGCTACTGGTAAACCGGACCCTTGCTCTGCGGATCAGCGACGTTGACCGGGAAGCTCACCCATACGGCCGCATTGAACAGCGAGCTGATCGTGCCGGTGGTCTTGTCACCCGTCAGGCGCAGGCGAGCAAACTCGAAGCCATACGGACTCGCAACGCCCGAGCCGAGCGTCACGCCCGTCAGGCCATACCACCCGTGATAACCCGGCAGCGTGGAAAGAGGCGAAGACGCAGTGGACCCAGCCGCATACGCGGCCTTGGTCGCGCCAGCGCCAGTCGTATCACTCGCAGCGGTGGGCGCAACCTGGAGCAGCGTAGCGTCCCATCCGGTAGGCACCGCAGCGCCCTGGGTGATCCACGGTCCGTTTTTGCTTTGCGCGTAGTCGATGAACAGCCGCAGCGAATCCACCGCGACGCCCGTGGGCACACCGAACACGGTGAAGTTGAACAGCGGCGTCACGCCCGTGGTCGCACTGAGCAGACCGGTGGCGATGGCATGGTTGCCGATGTAGAACGCAGCCGTGGTGTCGTTGCACGTCGGCGTCGAACCCGCGTTGCCTTCGAGGATGAACACCGTGCTGTCGGGGGTACAGACACCCGCTGGATACTTCGCGCGCGAAAGCTGGATCGCGTTGTTGACCACTGCCGCATCGCACACCGTCGCCGTGAGTGCGAGCGCGAGCACCATCACCGCGCTGACCGTCCCAAGAATCCGCTTCATGCCCCACACCTCCCGCACCCATTGCCCCAAGCTCGTGAGGGCGGCACGTCCGCCCTTCGCGGCGCAGTAGGCAGCAACGAGTTACACCAACACAAGCGTTTTTTACATTCCCGAGAGGCAGGGGCTTCCAAGAGGGGGCGAAGCAGGGCCAAAACCCTCCACCTGGCCGACTAGCGTTCGAGTTGGGTCTGTTGGGGAGCAGGTGCGAAAACCCACGGACCAAATCCACGAACAAAGGCCCCCCCCTATAGGGGGGCTTTGTTCGTTGATTTTGGTGGGGCAAGCACGGTCCTTTGCTAACATTTTCTGGACAGCGGTTCGTGCTTTGTTCGTTGGGTTCGTCACAGGGGCAACCCTCCGTCTTCTGGGCCGATGATCCAGCGCCGGTCGTTCTTGCCGAAAGCGGTAATCCGGGCGCCCAGCTTCTTCATGTCGTCGCGAATGGTCTGTTCGCTGACGTTGAGGACTTCGGACGCGAGCGAGGCCGAGACGCCTTCATAGCCTGCCTTCGTGAGCATCTGCTCAAGTGCATCCTGGCGCCGCGCCTTGGCGAGGGCGGGATCGTCGGACACATCGAAGAAGCCACGGTCGTTGCGCTTGAGGTAGATGGGCGTGGGGGTGAGCCCGTGGCGCACCTTGCCGAAGGTCAGGCGGACCATGCCCTTGGTTTCATCGAGCGCGAGGCAAGTGGCGGGATCGTTGGTCAGGCGCGAGGAGCCACGACCTGCGTCGAGCGAGCTGGCGCGCGAGTGCTGGCCTGCGGGCAGGCCGCTGGGCGTCTTGCGCACATGGTGCAGGTAGAGGATTGAGACGCCAGTGCGGCGGCGAACTTCGTGCAGACCTTCGAGGACGTGGCCCATGTCGGAGCCCGAGTTTTCGTCCAGATCGTGCAGGCGATTGAACGGGTCGAGGATGAGCACGTCCAACTGGTGCAGCTTGACGAAGGCGATGAGGTTGGCCTGCGACTCGGGTTCGTTGACGTGCACGGCGCCGGGTGGCGAGCACAGGAAGGCCATGTTGTCGAAGTTGCCCGCGTGCAAGGTGGAGACGCGCGACTGGATGGAGTTCCACGGCATTTCCAGTTCGATCAGGCCGACGCGGCAGGACTGGGTGGGGATGCCGCACATGGAGTGGCCGTGCGATAGGGCCGACATGAGTTGCACGGTGAAGAACGTTTTGCCCACGCCTGAGTGGCCGGTAATGGACGCGAGTTCACCCGCAGGGAGGATGCCGTCACCGATCCACGAGGGTAGGGCGGGGAAAGCGGACTCCAGCATGGTGGTGCCCGAGAGGCCCTGGCGAGCCCATTCCTCGGCCGGGTTGGTGGTGCCTTCGGCCTCCTGTTCGATCAGGGCCAGTTGCGTGAGCAGATCGCGCGCGGCTACTGGATCGGTTGAGGTGCCGTTGGCGAGCAGGCCACCGATGCGCACGCGCTCGCGCGCGGCGTAGGCGTGCCGGACGAGGCGTGCGTGGTGTTCGAGGTTGGCCGAGGTGGAGGCGGCTTCGAGCAGGGAGCAGACCTTCTCGCGCCCTCCGGCTTCGGCCAGGTGTCCGTGAGCGTCCAGTTCGGCGCAGGCGGTGATGATGTCCACCGGCTCGCCGCGCGCGTGGAGTCGGGCGATGGCCTCGAAGGTCTTGAGGTGCGCGCGGTAGTGGAACGCGGAGGATTTAAGGGCGGCGAGGCCGCGTGGGACGGCCTCGGGGAAGGCGAGCATGGCGCCGAGGATGGAGCGTTCGGCGTCGATGGCTTGGTTTAGCGTGCGGCCGTCCGTGGCGGTCATGGGTCAGGCGACCCGTTCGACGCGCACCTTGAGCACCCGCCCGTCACTGGGCCTGCGAATGGACCGGATACTGAACCGCCGACCCGTGTTGCGCGCCCAGCGGTGCACCTGGCCGCTGAGCGTGGCACGCAGCCGCACATCAGCGAGGAAAGCGCCTCCCACATCGAGTTTGAGCAATCGCCGCGCGTGGGGCGATTTTGGCAGCCTGCGGGCATCCTGAGAACCGGCCAGTTTTTGGCCGCTTTCACCGTTCATCCGTGGCCCTCCCTTCGAGGTCGAGAAGGTGGCACGGTCGGGCTGGCTTGGGCAAGAAAAAAGAATGGCGTCAATAAAAAAGATGTTGACGGGCCACCGCCCTGCCGATTACATTCTGCACATGGCGCTACCGCAGCGCCCGAGACTTCCGACCGCAAACGGAGGATGACAAGATGACCTTCGAAGAGTTCAAGGCAGCGCACGCCGCCGCGATGAAGAAGGCTTACCGCTACGCCCCCGGCACCATCGGCGCGGCCGAAGCGTGCGAAGCCCTCGGCGCCCTCGAAGATGCGCACCCCGCGTGGACCAATGCCGTGGAGATGGAAGGGGGGTGGCAGTGACGCCCGCCGCGCAGGGCACGCCGCGCACCATGAGCAAGCGAAGGACCAGCGAGAGTCAGATACGCGCTGGCAACGTCACCATCAGGGACGCTGTTGATTTCTGGGCGCATACGATCTGCTCCGATGGCTGCTGGCACTGGACCGGCCGGACCAACGCGCGCACCGGCTACGGATACCTGTGGTGGGATGGACGCCGTCAGGGCGCGCATCGCGTGGCCTACGAACTTGCCAAGGGTGCGATTCCTGTGGGCATGCAGATTGACCATCTCTGTCGCAATCGAGCCTGCGTCAACCCGTCGCACATGGAGCCGGTTCCGCCACGCGTGAACTACCTGCGCGGTGTCGGCATCACGGCGCAGGCGGCGGCACGAACGGCTTGCCCTAGGGGCCACGCGTATGACCGCGTTAGCAAGGATGGATCGCGCGACTGCGGCACGTGCCATGCCGACAGGATGCGCGAGCGTCGTGCTGCCCGTGCCGCCATCGCCGCAGCGCGCGGGGTGAAGCCGTGAGCCGCCACAAGATCGGCAACCTGACGGACGAGGAGTTGGCTGCGGACATTGCGTCCGAGTCCTCGTTCGACAAGCCCAACACGGACCACCTTTCGCTCTTGCTGGACGAGCGCGAGCGCCGCGAGTTCACGGATGTGTTGATGGACTGCGAGGGGCTGTTGCTCGGGTGGGTGTCGGACGGCACGCTTGGGCCGTTGGTGATCAACCTGCGCAGTCGGCAGGAACTCTCCCGCACCCTGGTGCGGATTCGCAATGTGCTTGGGCCGCGTATGTCGCGCAAGACGAGGTCAAAGTGATCAGCGCCCGCCTGGCTGATGCGCTGCGCGCTCGCCGCGAGTGGAATGCGTGGCTTGCCACGGGGCGCAGGCCGCGCCGTGGCAGCAACGCGGCGTGGTGCCTCAACTGGTACAGGGGCGCGCGCGCCGCGTACCTGCGCGAGCGGCGTGGGCGCGCGTGGAGGGCAGCATGACCACTCTCGCACGCAAGGTTAGGCGCGTTGTGCCGGTCACGCGCGACGACTACCGGCGCACCCAGCGCCCGCTCGTGGTGCTGCTGCACCCGGCCACGGGTGACAGCCTAGCGGAGATCGAGATTCGCGAACTTGGACGCCGCAAGGGTCCGCGCATCAGCATCGCGCGGCTGTTCACGATGCTGCACCGCCAGGCGGCGGGCATCCCTGCGCCCAAGGGCCGCAGGGCGCGGAGGATTGGGTGAACCCGCGCCCGTGGTGTGCGTGCGGCAAGTACCGGCTGGCCGAGGTCAAGTCAGTGCGCGTCGTTCAGGACAAGGAACGGCTCCACGTTCACGAGTTCATGCGGTGCGCCATTCTCAGGAGCGGGCTCGGGATGGATATCCTCTCGCAGTGGATCGATGAAGTGCTCGCAGCGCCCAAGAAGCGGAGGCTAAAGTGACCCGTCGCGTTCTTCTCTTCATCTGCGCGGCATTCGCCATGCTGGCCTGCGCCGCCGTGTTTGCGTGGGCGATCTACGTCGCGCCGATGGGGCGCCCATGAGCCGCCCCTACCTGCTCGCGTTCGTTGCCGCGCTGCTTGCGGTGGCGGTCTGCCTGGCGCTCTGGTTCGTGTACCTCAAGACGGGCGTGGTCCGGTGGCTGGTGGGATCGTGAGCGGCTACGCGGAGTTTCTGGAAGCCAAGCGTCACCTCGGGGATATGCATGGCTTCGAGCCGCTGTGGATGCCCGAGTTCCTGTTCGACTTCCAGCGCGCGATGGTGGACTGGTCTATCCGTCGCGGTCGGAGTGCCATCTTCGCCGACTGCGGACTCGGTAAGACGCCCATGCAACTGGTCTGGGCTGAGAACGTGGTGCGGCACACGAACCGGCCAGTCCTGATTGCCACGCCGCTGGCGGTGTCGCATCAGGTGGTGGAAGAGGCGGCCAAGTTCAGCATCGAGGCGGCGCGCGTCCGGGATGGGGTATCGCCCGGCCACGCTACCATCGTGGTGACGAACTACGAACGGCTCCACCTGTTCACGCCCGAGGATTACGCGGGGATGGTGTGCGACGAATCGAGCATCCTCAAGAA